AGCAGCAATGTCGTCTGGACATCGTTTGCCGCTGCAGCGCCTGCCGCTAGCGAGACAACTTCTGGTATTGCCGAGATTGCCACGCAGGCCGAGGTTGATGCTGGCACCGACGACCTTCGCATCGTCACGCCGCTGAAGCTGGCTACGTGGTCCGGGCGGATCAAAAAGTACAGCACCAACGTGGGCGACGGCAGCGCCACCAGCTATACGATCACGCATAGCTTGAACACCCGCGACGTGATCATCCGCGTGTTCCCCAACTCCGGCAACTACGACGACGTTGAAGTGGATGTGTATCGCCCCACCACAACCACTGCAACGCTGGTGTTTGCAACAGCGCCTGGCGTTAATGCTTACCGCGTGGTGGTGATCGGCTGATGGCACGGGTCTTTGAAACCGACATAACGCTCAACGCGCAACGCGAGCTGCGGCTGGCTGATGCGGACTCATCCGCCTATGTCGGCTTCAAGGCTCCTGCCACCATCACTACCAACCGCATCTGGACACTGCCGTCTGCTGATGGCACCAGCGGTCAAGTGCTGAGCACCAATGGATCTGGTGTGCTGTCGTGGGCAACAGCAGGTGGTGGCGGCGGAGGCAGCTCCGTCGGTGACAACCTCTATCTCAACCAGAACTGCATCTAAGCCATGGCTGCCTCACCCGCTTTTGTCTCCACTCCGCGCATTGGGCGTTGTTCACTGAGCACAGCCAACACCGCAACGGATGGCACCGGCACGATCACTGATCTGATCACTGGCGTCAGCGCTGGCACTCGTGTGCTGAGTATCAACGTGCAAGGCACCGCGACGACCGTTGCGGCACTGGTGAACATCTTCCTGTGGGATGGGACGCAGTGGGATCTGTTCGATCAGATCACGATCAGCGCCACCACTGGCAGCAATACCGCCAAGGCTTACCGCCTGGTAACCGCCTACACGGATCTTGTGCTGCCAAGCGCATCATGGAAGCTTGGCGCAACGATCACTGTGCAGCCAACCACCGGCACCGTGCGCGTCACTGCATTCGGGGGTGACCTGACGTGAACCTGAACACTGGAGGGTGGGCGTCACGGGTACTGACACCGCTGCTGCGCATTGTGCGTGGAGCCACCAACGCAACGGTGCCGGTCATTGCGATCTCTGAGCCGGTCAACTCAGAAACCGCTGCACTGGTCAACGCCGATGTGGCACTGGTCGCTAAAGGCACTGGTGCAACGCTGGCGCAGGTGCCGGATGGGACGAGTGCGGGCGGGAATAAGCGGGGGCAGTATGCGACTGATTGGCAAAAAATTCGAACCACTGCGGCACAAGTTGCTAGTGGCAATTATTCGACTATTGCTGGCGGCCAACGCAATACCGCATCCGGTGGTTATGGCACTGTTGCCGGCGGTTATACCAATCAAGCATCTGGGACTTACGGAACCGTCGCCGGTGGAGATACTAATATCGCCTCCAGTTCCTATTCCACTGTCGGAGGCGGTGGAAGCAATACTGCCTCCAGTAACTACTCCTTCGTCGGCGGTGGCCAGAGCAACGCCGCCCAAACCAACACGCACGCTACGGTTTGTGGGGGGCAAAGCAATACGGCGAGTGGGCAGCATTCATTTGTCGGGGGCGGGAGCAGTAATACTTGTTCAGGCTTGACTACCTTTGTAGGTGGAGGAACTATTAATAATGCGTCCGGCGGTAGAGCGGTTATCGCTGGTGGGGCAGAGAATACAAATAGTGGCGGTTGGAGTTTTCTGGGTGGTGGTCAAAATAATACTATTACTAGCACTTACAGCGTAATCTGTGGAGGATATGCAAATACAGCAAATGCACAATTTTCTTTTATTGCTGGCGGCGTTTCTGGAACAGCAAGAAGTATTGTTGGGTACCATACTTTTCCCGCGTGCAATCAACCAATATCGTCAACTTTAGGAAGTACTCAATCCGCCCTCCTGCTCCTAGCTTGCCAAACCACCAACGCCACCGCCACCGTTCTCACCAGCAACAGCAGCGCCGCCGGCACCACCAACCAAGTCATCCTGCCGAATAACAGTGCCTACAGCTTCAGCGGCGAGGTGATCGCAGGTGTCACAGCAGCAGGCAACACTGCACGGTGGACGATTGATGGTGCAATCAAGCGTGGCGCTAACGCAGCATCGACCGTAATGGTTGGCACGCCTACAGTCACCATGACCCACAACGACGCTGGCGCTGCAGCATGGGTTGTTGCCGTCACCGCCGACACCACCAACGGTGGCATTGCTGTGACCGTCACTGGCGCTGCAGCCACCACAATCCGATGGGTCTGCCGCATAGACACCACGGAGATGACCTACTGATCATGGCTCTAACCTCTTCCCTGGCTCAGACCAACATCGGCATTCCCATGGCCGACACCTATGCCCGCATCACGCTGATGCGCTGCGATAAGGAGCAGACGCTGATTCAGATTTCGCATTACGCGAACGTTGATGCCCGCAACGAAAATGCCAGCCCCGTATGGGATCGCACTATGTTTGCGCCTACCAGTGAGCTGCAGCCCGGCGACAATCCACTGGCGATTGGCTATGCCTGGCTCAAGACGCACCTTGAATACAGCGACGCGGTGGACTGCTGATGGCTACTCGACGCGAAACCATTTTAGCCGCTGTCCGCACGGCCCTTACCGGCACCACGGGCGTTGGCACGCGGATCTACCGCAGTCGTGTGGAGCCGATGGCACGCGCCGAGAGCCCGGCGATGGTGGTCGAGCCGGTGCAAGATCAGGCGGAGCAAAACACCAGCCTGCCCACGCTGGACTGGAGCCTGACTGTACGGGTGGCTGTGATCGTGCGCGGCAACATCCCAGACCAGCAGGCCGACCCGATCGTGGAGAACATGCACAGCCGGCTGATGGCGGACCTGACGCTGGGCGGCTACGCGATCGACATCCAGCCGCAGAGTGTGAACTTTGAGATGGTGGAAGCGGACCAGCCGGCTGGCGTGATCAGCTGCGACTACCTGATCCGCTATCGCACCAGTGTGACTAATCTGGCAACAGCGTGATGGCTACGATGGTGGACGAATACCACGGGCAAGGCGGGACCTACCTGCTGGACCCGAAAACCGGCAAACGGAAGCTCATTGAGCGGACAGAGCCGGCCAATCCCTCACAACCCCCAACAGAGGTGAAGAGCGATGGCTCTGACACGCAAGAGACTGATCCAGGTTAAGAAGGAAAGCACCTACGGCACCGACAGCAGCCCTGCCGGCACCGATGCCCTGCTGGTGCGCAACTTGGAGATCACCCCGATCGAGGCTGATGTGGTCAGCCGTGATCTGATCCGTAACTACCTGGGCAACAGCCCGCAGCTGCTGGCCAACACCCGCGTGAGCATCACCTTCCAGGTGGAGCTGGCCGGCTCCGGTACCGCCGGCACTGCCCCCCGCTACGGTTCCCTGCTCCAGGCTTGCGGCCTCAGCGAGACGATCGTGGCCAGCACCAGCGTGACCTACGCGCCGGTGAGCAGCAGCTTCAGCTCTGCCACGATCTACTTCAACAACGACGGTATCCGCCACATCCTGACCGGCTGCCGCGGCACCTTCACGCTGACCGGTGAAGTGGGCCAGATCCCCACGATCGACTTCACGATGGTGGGCGTCTACAACGCACCGACCGATACGGCGCTGCCCACAACCACCTACAGCGCGCAGGCCAGCCCGCTGATCTTCAAGCAAGGCAACACCTCATCGTTCCAGTTCTTCAGCTATGCCGGCTGCCTGCAATCGGTCAGCTTCGACATGGCGAATGAGACGGTCTACCGCGAGCTTGTTGGCTGCACAAAAGAGATCCTGATCACCAATCGTGCCCCCAGCGGCACCGTGCTGATCGAGGCCCCGGCACTGGCAACTAAGGACTATTTCAACATCGCCCAGACCGAGACCACCGGAAACCTCACGTTCCTGCACGGCACCACCGCCGGCAACCGTGTCACCTTCACCGCTGGTCAGTGCGACATCACCAACCCGACCTACGCGGATCAGGATGGCGTGCAGATGCTGAGCATCCCCTACGTTGCCACTCCGACCACGGCCGGCAATGATGAGCTGAGCCTCGCTTTCACCTGATAGGAGCCCTGCATGGCGTTTGTTCTCAAGCAGTCCGACACCTACATCTGGCCGGTCACATTTGACGTTCCCGTCGATGGTGGCCGACACGAAAAACAGACGTTCGACGGCGAGTTCAAACGCCTACCGCAGAGCAAGATCGGTCCGATGGTGGCCGAGATGATGAAGCTGGAAGATTTGAACGATTTGGACCGGCTGACCGAGATCGCTGGCGATGTGCTGGTTGGCTGGTCTGGCGTGACTGGCGACGACGGCAAGGAGATTCCCTACAGCCAGAAGGCACTGGAGCAACTGCTGGAGGTGCCGTTTCTCGCTGTTGCGGTGCTGAAGGCGTACATGGACAGCATCAAGGGAGCCAAGCGAAAAAACTGATAGAGGCCGCCGAGCACTGGGCTAGCGGCGGCGTGATTGATGAAACGGAAGCAGACGCGGCAACCCTTGGCATCGTGATGCCGGAGCAGCCGCCGGAGGATTTCGAGGTGTTTGAGGAGAACTGGCCGGCGGTCGAGATGTTCCTACGCCTACAGACACAGTGGCGCACCACAATGAGCGGCCTGCTGGGCCTCGATTATGGGGCTGTGGCGTGGCTCCTTAGACTGTACGAAGTGGAAGACCCGCGCGCTCTGCTGGAGGATCTGCAGGTGATGGAAGCAGCGGCGTTACTGAGCATCAATAGGAGCAGCTGACATGGCGATGAACATGGACGCCATGCTCCGCATCAAGGCGGACGTTCAAGGCGAGAACAACATTCGCCGGCTCGGCAACTCGATGCAGGGCGTCGAGGGCCGCGTGAAAAACCTGAACCTAGCGATGGCTGGGTTGCGCGGCGGCATCGGCGGCCTGATTGGCCTGGTTGGCGGCGGCGTCATCTTCACCAAGATCTTCGGTGACACTGCCACCCTGCAAAGTCAAGCCAAGAGTCTCGAGGTTCTGACTGGCAGCGCACAGCAAGCATCGCAGATCATCAGAGAGCTGCAGTCCTACGGAGCGGCAACTCCTTTTGAGTCAACAGAGCTGATCGAGACAGCAAAGCGCCTGAACGCTTTTGGCATCGAGTCGGTGCGTGTTGTTGAGGTGGTGAAAAACCTTGGCGATGTGGCTGGTGCAACTGGCGCCAACTTGACGGAACTGGCGACTGCTTACGGGCAAGTTGTGGCCAAGGGGCGACTGCAAGGCGAGGAGCTGCTGCAGTTCCAAGAGCGCGGCGTGGCGCTATCTGAGGAGCTGCAGCGGATGTACAAGCTGCAGGGGCAGGAGTTCACCAAGGCATTGGAGGGCGGCCGCATCAGCGCCGAGGCTGTTGAGCTGGCGATCGAGCGGCTTACTGATGCAGGTGGCAAGTACGCAGACGGTGCCATTGCACAGAGCGACACGCTGAACGGCAAGTTCAGCACGTTGAAGGACAACATCACAGCCCTCTCTCAGACGCTGGGCAACATCCTGGCGCCTGCGATGAAGGCCATTCTGGACTACGCGATCAACATCCTCGACACGATCAACCTAGCGATCAAGACTGCAATCAACGGACCGCAGGAGGCAGACACTAGGGCTGCAATCAAGGCGGGCAAGCTGCCGTTTGGTGGACCTGAGGCGCTCGATCGGATCATTGGAGAAGCGCGGCGTCGTCAGCTGCAGCAGCAGGCCGGGCCTGGCTTTTTGGGTTTTGGCTTCGACACTCAGAACTTCATCAGACTGTTGCAGCAGCAGCCTGAGTTCCAGAAAACCGACAGGCTTAAGCCGCCAACACTGCGCCCCATCCCAGCATTGCTGCCAGGGCGTTCCGATCCAGAAGCAGAAGCAAAGAAGGCTGAGGCCGCGTCCAAGCGTGCCGCTAAGGAGCAGGAGCGCCTAGAGGAGCGCCGGCGCGACCTTGGCCAGCGCGCGCTGGACCTGCAGCAGCAGCTGCGCCAAAGCGTCGAGGATCTCAACAACGCCTATGCAGGCGTTGGCGCCAATGAGTTTGAGGAGCTGGCGCTGCGGCGCAATGAGGCGATCACCGAAAACAACCGGCTGGTCGATGAGCTGACCCGCGATGTGGTGCAGCTGGCGCTTGAGATCAACGCAGCTGGCGGCCAGATCGACATCAAGCCATTTGAGGATCTGATCAACCAGATTTCTGAGGGCAACGTCGCGCTGGCGGACAAGGAGTATCAGCAGGGCCTGAAGGAGATTGGCGATCGCGCAGCTGAGGGCGCGATCGGCCTGCTTGAGTTCACTGATGCTGCGGAGCTACAAAGCCAAGCCATCCAAGGCGCAAAAGGCGGCATCAGCTCCTACCTAGAGAG